TCATACCCAAAAATATTATCCTCTTTCTTAGCTCATTTGAAAGTGATGATATTGCAACAGCAGTTTCTTTATTTGCTGATGGTAGTGTAGGCATATTACTACATACAAATGAAACTAAAGAGGAACTGGTTTCTATCCGGTTCACTCAGCCGAACGTAGCCCCGCCTGTATGGGAAGAGCTGGTTCCAAAGACCCCACAAGGCTGGATGCCAATCCCCGCTATGTTCTTCAGATTGTCAGACATAGCAATAGAATTAGCCAATGTTTATAACTCACAGATACAACTGGAATGGACTAATAAGCTTATCGTAGCTTCCAGTACTCCACAGTATTCTGTGGCTTTTGAATTCTCTGAAGATACTCCATTCCCAAATACTAAGCGTGGGCTTTTGGATATACTCTATATAAAACCAGTTCTGGAATACTCCGAAAGGATGGGATGGCAGGATAACTACATTGTATTCGCCGGAGGCAATTATAGATTCTTTATGGCATTGGGATAGGCATGGGACTCATTCTCAAAGCTAATCAAATCAAGTTGTCTAATGAGCAGAGATGTGATGCTTGTCCTCTCAAACCCACTTGGTCCAATCTCCATACCCCACAAATGCTTCCGAATGGTCCGGATACCGCCAAAATATACATAGTAGGTGAAGCTCCCGGAGCCACAGAGGATGCTGAAGGCATTCCATTCGTGGGATTATCTGGGAAAATCCTGCGGGATACTCTTACTCAGGTAGGCATATCAGATTTCAGAATCAACAATACTGTGCGCTGTCGTCCTCCCGGCAATGCCACTCCTACTTGGCATAGCACAGAAGCATGTCGCCGGTTCCTTGAAGAGGACTTAGCTCTAGTTAAACCAAAAGTGGTTATTGCTGTGGGCAATAATGCCCTAAAATGGTTTGTCTCACAGGGTTCTGTAATCCTTTGGTCAGGTAAGCCATTCCCAAAAAATCTTAATGGTCACAGCTTCTGGGTAATTCCGATTCTGCATCCTGCCTATCTACTTCGCAATCGGCAAAAATCCGTATATCAGGAATTCCTGCGCTCTCTGAATGTAGCCAAGAAGGTATTTGATACATACCCGGATGCCTCTATGGCGGCTAAGACTGTGGCTGATTTAGGAGAAGCCAAGTACGTCATGACACTTGAAGAATTGAAATCAATCAAAGCATCTTGGATGGATGGATATGAGATTACAGTTGATTTGGAGACTACAGGACTTGATCCTCTCACTGGAGAGATTCTTACGGTTGCCTTGACAGATGATTCTGGAGATTCTATAGCATTCCCTATTGCACATCCTCATAGCCCAGATGGACATGCGGATGAGAAGCTGGCAATTCTGGAAGATATTTTGGCAAGCACACATCATCTTGTCGCCCAGAATGCCACCTTTGAAATTCGCTGGCTAGTCAGGCATCTTCCATCCCATAATGCTTATAAGTATCGCTGGGATGACACTATGGTAATGAGCTATATACTGGATTGTCATCCTACCGGCCACGGGAAGGGACTTCATTCTCTGGACAATATGGCTCTTCTGGTTCTGGGGATTGAGAACTTCAAAGATGCTTCCGATGTGGATGTCACAAATCTCAAGAATGAACCGCTATTCAAAGTCCTTAAATACAATGGATTGGATGCAATAGCCACTTCTCTGATTGCAACTAAACTTCGCAAGAAGCTCATAGAAGAAAATCTTATGACAGGCTACCAGATGCATAGGCAACGCCTCCCATCCTTATCTGTCCTTATGCTGGAAGGACTCCCCTTTAATAAGAACATGGCAGATATTCTTCTATTGGAAGAACAGCAACGAGAAAAGGAACTCCTGAAAACTATAGGCAGATATGATGTAGTATCCCAATACGAATCATTTGAGAAATCCCAATTCAATCCAATGTCCACTCCCCAAATCAAGAAATTGATGATAGGGTCAGGGATGATAGGGGAAGAAGATTCCACAGACGAAGAACGCCTGATACAGATTGACCATCCTATTGCAAAAAGCATTTTGGAACTGCGTGGTACACATAAGCTGGTTAAGTTCTATGAGGATTTCGTTTCTAAAGCACATCCCATAGATGGACGCATTCATGCTAATTTTAATCATACTTTCACAGTGACGGGGAGATTGTCCAGTTCCTATCCTAATCTTCAGAATCTAAAGAAAGGAAAACCACGTTCTATCATTGCGGCTCCCAAAGGAAAGATTCTCATTGGTGCGGACTACGGACAATTAGAAGCTTGTGTTATTGCAGCTCTATCTGAGGATACTTACTTTATCAATGCAATCATCAATGGATTGGATGTTCATGCGGACTGTGCCCAAGATTTGGCGAAGCTTGATAAACGCTGTGCGCGGCTTGCAGAAAAGGACTTCAAGAAGTTCCGAAGTGCTGTAAAGAATATGTGGGTATTCCCAGCTTTCTATATGGCTGCGGTCCCAAGTCTTGCAGGCTATATGGGCATCTCATTGAACAAGGCCCAGAAGTATTATGACCAGTTCTGGCTACGTTTTAGGGGAGTTCGCTCATGGCAGCAGAGGCTTATGAGGAATTACGATCAGACTGGGCATGTGTATGGTCCTACTGGCAGACGCTATAGCGGGATAATTGGTCCAAATGATATTGTGAACTACCCTGTTCAGGGGTCGGCTTCTGATCTAGTAGTAGAAGCTGGCAATCGGGCAGTGGATTCTGGCTTGATTCCTTGTTGCAATGTCCACGATGAGCTTTTATTCTGCGTCTTGGAAGAGGAAATGAATGCTAAAATAGAAGAAATGAAATCATGTCTATTGGCACAACCAAACCCAAAATATTTTGGGTGGTTAAGTGTTCCCCTTTCAATCACAGTAAAAACAGGAAAAGATTGGAGTTCAATGAATGAAATTGGTAAATTTACTTCCACTTGGACACATGCCTAGAAAAGATGCTTTAATCCAGCATCTTCCTACTTATATCAACCTTTGTGGGCGCAAGATAATCTTAAAAAACATGCTAAACTTTTTTAATGGACATCTGTGAAAAATTAAGGCCCCAGACCCTAGATGAAATAGTCGGACATAAGAGTGTAGTTACAGCCTTACGGCGAATTCTCTCCGACAAGACTCTATTGCCTCATTCCTTCCTATTTTCAGGACCTTCTGGAGTGGGTAAGACAACTTTTGCCCGTATCCTAGCCCGCGAAGTGGGCTGTAAGCCCTATTCCATAACGGAGCAGGATGCAGTCACCCAAAGCTCTGTAGATGCCATGCGTGAACTGATTGCTAATCTAAGATATCCGGCTATGGGTGGGAATCCCTATCGAGCATTGATTCTGGATGAAGCCCATGCTTTGACAACAGCCACTTATCAGGCGCTGCTCAAAGATATTGAAGAACCTCCAGCACATTTGTTCTATATCTTTTGCACAACTAATGTGAATGCACTTCCGAATGTCTTGATGACACGAGTGCATCACTTTCCTCTAAAACCTATTTCTATCGAAGATACCCTGCAATACCTATATAAAGTCAAAATCAGTGAAAACTTTAAAATCTCAGATGCTGCCCTTATCACTATTGCCCAAAAATCCAGAGGAAGTATCAGACAAGCACTTTCATTCCTTAGTCCCCTGCGAGATTCTACAGAAATTGATACAAATGACATTCTTGGGCCAGAGGTTGAATTACCCTCAGAAAATTTCGTAGCCTTATACCGTTTGATCTGTGATAAAACCCAAAATTGGGAATCTGAGATTTTTGAGCTGTTGCGGACTATGTCCTCTGAAAATCCAGAGAATGTGCGCAAGGGATTGATTTGGTATAGTTCTAAAACTCTTTTTTATGGAAACCCCACAAACCATGAACTTCATAAAAAGATATTGAAATGCTTTTCAATCCCCTGTAAGCCAGAAAATGGTATGTCAGATTTTATTTATAAAATATATGAATTTTTGAACATTTAATCCACATCCTTATGGAGCTTAGAAGTGATGAATACTTCCCTATACCATTTGTAAGAAGGAGTACGATTATACTTAATTCCTGCGGGAGCATTAATTGCTTTCAATGGCTTGAATCTTCCGTAGCGCGCATAAGTATAGAATTCATAACATGCCACATCATTGTTCCTGCAATGATTGCGGAATGGACATCCCTCACATGGGGGAGTTTGGGTATCTACCAGAAGATATTTTATAAATTCTAGGTAATTTAAGATGTCATTATTATCTGTTTCTTCTTTCACACCTTCATCACTTTTAGGAATGTTTCCATATTTGGGATTCTTTTTTCCATATTAGTTCCAAACTCACAACCACGCACAAAAAGGTAGAAATCCTCACAAGCTATTTTCCCTTCCTTGCATTTCTGGGTATGTGTGCAGTTCTCGCAGGGAGGATGTGCATTGAAAAGAGGGGATGGATGAGTATGTTGCTGTCTCATAGGAGGAACTGTATAGTAATCAATAAGTTCTGTCAAACACCTCAGATTTGACAAAAGGAAAATCGGGGTATATCTTGCCTACCCTAATTCACAATTTGAGAATTCTTATGAAATTCACGCCTCCCCAGATTCCAGCCTCTTTCCAGAATGTCTTTAGCCAAAATGATGCCCAACTTGCCGTGGCTTCCTTTGATATCCTCCAAGTTACTTGTACCCATTATGGCCCCAATGGGGACATAGCTATTGGAAGTGACTATGACAAAGAACTCCGTAGGCAGGTCACAAGCTATTTGGTTATTGGGGATGCACTGGCTTCCGCCAAGACCACAGCCGATGGGATCAAACTGGCACTGGATTCCATGATATCCATAGCCGAGCTTAGGACTCGTGAGGCTTATGAAGATGATGAGATTACTAGTATGCCATTCCCAATAACTGGAACCCCCTTTGCCAAAATGGGAAAGGCCACGGAAGGGGTCATCCGGGCTACGGTGGACAGTTATGATGTTATCCGGGGGATGAAAGACTTAAGCAATCAAGCTGCTTTTTTTGTAAATAAACTTTCCAATCTGAAAGATGCTTGGTTGCAACGTTCCATAATGTTACGTACACTAGTCGAGCATGAAATGCAGGGCATTATGAACACTGGTACAATAAGTTCCACTGAGGGCATTCTAGCGGAGAAAGGCCGCAAGGCAATGGCCGAAGCAAGAACTAAATCTTAATTTAACCAATCACATTTAACTATTGAGGATATTTATGAGTAAGACAGCAAAATCTGCTGCACCCGCAGCATCTCCCGCTAAATATGTTTACCGTGAACGCTCTGGAGCTGACTGGCAAAAGAACCAAAGCAGCTATAAGGGGTTTGACGGGGACACTTTCCTGACAGAGAGTTATCGCAACAAGTTGTGGAAGCCAAAGGAAGGCAGCAACACAATCCGCATTCTCCCACCCGCACAATCATGGGTGAATTATGGACATTATGGGGTTCGCATAAAGCGGCACACAGGTATTGGTCCCAAAATGGGAGCTTATCTATGTCATGACTTTGATGGTCTGGATGGACTGGTGGAAGGCCGTGAACCGGGCAAATGCCCAATCTGTCTGATGAATGCTCATGCCCGTAAGGCCCATAACGAAGAGTTAAGCAAACAGCTCTATGCTAAAGCCGCATGTGTTGTGTGGATTATTGACCGTGACAATATGAAGGAAGGCCCCAAGCTTTGGATTATGCCTTCCCAAAAAATGGATACGGAAATATGCTCCCGCGCATACAATGCAAAACGGGACATTGCCAAGCCTGTTGATCATCCAGAAGTTGGGTATGATATTGAATTTGATATGGTGAAGTTGGGTGGTAAGTACCCCAATTACAGTGGTGTGGAATTGGATTCAGACCCGACTCCGATTGTTGAGGATAACAGTAAGCTTATGAAGTATCTGGAATTCGTGGAAGCTAATCCAATCCCGGCATCTCTTAAGTACCATCCTACTGCATATATTATGGAAGTATTACAGGGTGCTTATGATGACCCGTCTGATGCAGGTGGTGGGAAAATTGCAGGAGCTGGGGAAGATGAGGGATGGGGAGCGCCTGCTGCTGGCAAACCCGAAGATGAACAAACCTATGATGGACCAGAAGAGAGCGGAACTACAATCAAAGAAGCCAGTCCTGCAAAAGAATCTGAAGAAGAAGAAGAGGAAGAAGCTCCAACCCCAGAACCTAAGAAGTCCACTAAGCCTAAAAGTTTTGGTGACTGGTAATTCCCATGACTAAGAAAGATAATAAAATCAATATCTATAAGGCAACTGAGATGGACAAGCCGGAGTTTTTTAGCTCCGGCTCTGTTCTTCTTGACTGCGCTCTCGGTGGAGGCTGGGCCGAAAATAGATATGCCAATATCATTGGCAATACCAGCACTGGTAAATCGCTTCTGGCTATCATTGCCTGTGCAAATTATCGGATTAAATACCCCAAACGGAAAATCTATTACATTGAGACTGAGGCTGCTTTTGACCCGAAGTTTGCACAACGTATTGGACTTCCCCAAGAAAACCTTTTCTTCCCAGAAATCTTCATGGTCGAAGAACTGTTCAATTTCATAGCAGATATCTCTGACGAACCTTCCCTTGTGGTTGTGGACTCAATGGATGCCCTGACTACTGAATCTGAATTGGAAGCTGAGTTTGAAAAGTCTGGGTATGCCGGGGCACGGAAAGCGGAACGTATGTCTAGCATGTTCAGACAACTTAACCAGAAGATGTCAAAGAGTAATGTCACGCTGCTCATCGTATCTCAGACCCGTGACAAGCTGGGAGTCATGTTTGGGCGCAAATGGACCCGTGCCGGGGGCCGCGCTCTGGACTTCTATGCAAGCCAGATTGTAGTACTTACTCCGGGAGCCAAGCTCACTAAGGAAGTTTCCGGAATCAAACGGAGCATAGGCAGTCTGACTACTGTAGTGGTTGATAAGAACAAAGTTGGCGCTCCATATAGAACTGCGGTAATTCCAATCCTATATTCCAAAGGACTGGATGATATAAAAGCTTGTGTGGACTGGCTAAAATCTATTGGGGTTTTGGAAGAAGTCACTGATTATAAACAGCAATCTCAGGTCTATGAGAATCTGAATCCGGACTTGGTTAATCGGATCAAGGAAGAAGTGCAGAGGCATTGGGATATGCTTGAATTGCAGTTCATGGGTTCTGATTTCAATGTTGAGGATAGTGGCGCTGAATCCAAAGCCACTGGTGATGAGTAGTGTTCCAATCCCCAGACCTCATAAATGGATTGTTTGAATCTATCGGTGGACTATTAAACTTCACAAACGTCTATCGTTTGGCGAAGGATAAAACCCTGAAAGGGGTCTATTACTTCCCGACTATATTCTTCTCAGTCTGGGGGATATGGAATCTTTTCTACTACCCCCACTTAAGCCAGTGGCTTAGTTTCACTGGGGGTCTCATCATTGTATTAGCTAATCTACTCTGGGTATATTTGGCTATCAAGTATAGGAATAACAAATGAAAACTGATTACATCATTGGTATGGACCCCGGCTATGGAGGGGCATTTGCCACTTTACACTATGAGAAATTATATGCTGTATTGGACATGCCTATTATCAAAGTAAATGGAAAGACACGCCTGAACATACCTGCTATCAAAATCTATTTGCAGGAGATGCACTCCGATTCAGTAACTGTAGTCATAGAAGATGTCCATGCTATGCCGGGACAAGGTGTGACTTCCATGTTCAACTTTGGATTTCAACTCGGCGCATTACATGCTGTGGTAGTGGGTATGGGATGGAATCTGGAAACAGCTACACCACAATCATGGAAGAAAGAATTTGGTCTAATAGGCCGTGATAAAGAAGCAGCACTTGGAAAAGCTATCAGCCTGTTTCCAGAATGGAGACATGACTTTGCCCGCAAGAAAGACATAGGCCGTGCTGATGCTGCCTTGATTGCCTATTATGGATATCTACGGAGTAATAGAAATGCGTAATGCAATCATGGCAACTGATTTGCATCTCACGGACAATCCCCGTGAAGCATATAGATTCATGGTTTTTCCTATGATCGTAAATCTTACGAAAAATTGTAATGTTTCTTATTGCTTTCTACTTGGAGACATGACTGATAAGACTGATCGGCATTCATCCCGATTGGTGAATGAATTGGTTCCCCATATACAACGGCTAGCCAATAAATGCGAAGTGTTTATTTTGCGTGGCAATCATGACTATGTGGACCCCAAATGCCCTTATTTCAAATTCCTTGAAGAGATTGAGCATGTCCACTACATCATAGAACCTACCCGTATTAAATTGGATGAGACTAAGGTTTATCTTCTTCCTCACACTAGGCATCCTGAAATAGATTGGAAAGGTCTGGAACTCAATAAGGCTGATATTGTATTCATGCATCAGACACTGACTGGAGCCAAAGCCGAAAACGGACGCGCTCTCGAAGGTGAAGATGTATCCCTGTTATCAGGATGCAAGGAAGTCTATTCTGGTGATGTGCATGTGCCACAGCAGATGGGCAATATCACTTATGTAGGCTCTCCCTATCATGTGCATT